TTAGGTCGCGGTAGGCGAATCCCACAGCCACGAGAACAGAAGTGATTCCGTAAGCTCCACGAAGGCATCGAGCGCCCGCCTGCTCAGCGAACCTCGTTCGACCGCGGCATCGGTAAAGAGCGGCAGTTCACGCACAAGACGCGAACCGGAAAAGACCCGCAAGGTGCCCGCCTGGTAACCGGCCTCTACGGGAGCGGCGAGCGGCCAGCGATAGACGATGCGGGCGGAAAGCCTGTCCGGGTTGTTGGCCGGGACGTAGACGTCGACAGGCGTCTTGGCGACGAGGCCGACGCTGGATGCCGAGCCGCCGTAGACGCTTGCCCTACCGATCACTTCGCCATCGGCAAAGACACGCTGGCTCTGGAAATTGCCGAGCCCCCATTCCAGCACGCGGCGCGCCTCTTCCGTGCGCTCCTTGTCGGAGTTCAGGCCGCCAAGCGCCAGGAACAGCCGCCGCCCATTGCGCTCGATCGAGGCCACGATGGAGAAGCCCTCCCCTTCCGCGAAGCCGGTTCCGAGGCCATCGACACCGATACTGAGCGGAAGCAGCGGATTACGGTTGCGCTGATAGATCTTGTTCCAGGTGAAATCCGGCTGGGCAAAATATTTGTAGAGGTCCTGATGCTTTTGCAGGTCCTGTGCAAGCGTGACTAACTCGCGAACGGAAACCTTGCTGTCGGCATCCGGCAGGCCCGTGGAATTTCCGAACACCGCCTTCGGCATGCCGATCTCGCGGGCGTGTTGCGTCATGCGCCGCGCAAATTCCTTGTCGCTGATCGACATGCCCTCGGCGAGAATGATGCAGCCGTCATTCGCCTGCTGGACGGCAACGCCCTGGATCAGGTCCTGAACACGTACGCGGGATTTGAGCGCTGCGAACATCGTCGAGGCACGCGACGGCGCTCCACCTGTCCGCCACGCATTTTCGGAAACGGGATAATCGGTATCGAGCGTGATTTGACCGCGGCGGATGGCATCGAAGACGACATCCATGGTCATCAGCTTGGCAAGCGATGCCGGCGATATCGGACGGTTCTCGTCCTTGGCAAGCAGGATCGTGCCGGTCGAAGCTTCGATCATGAAGGCTTGCGCCGCCTTGGTCTCGAAAGCAGTCGGCGGCGTTTGGGCAAGCGCCGGTAGGCCTGCCGTAGCCGCCAGAAAAAGTGAGACAAGCAGGCGTTTCAGCATGTCAGTCCCTAGTCCGTCATCCCCGCAAATGAGATTATCCGCGAGTGAAATTTCAGGCAACGGCGACGGTCAGTCGGCCTGCGTTTTTGCTTCATGCTGGCGGCGATAGGAGGAGAGGATCGAATCCTGCGTCAGTCCGTCGTTACGGACCATCACCGCATCGAAAGCGAGCTGAACGGTAACCGTCTTGACGGGAGCCTCCTGATAGGCGGCCTCAAGCGGCGTATCGAGGCTGGCCATCGGAACCGCACCGCGGAAGGAATCCGGCCGCTCATATGGAATGGGGCCAAAGACCGGCAGGATGATGGCGCCCTGCGCCGACGGCGTATATTGCTGCTGCTGCGCGGGTGCCGCCTGCGGCACGGGAGCCGGCGTCTGCCCGCCCCAGACGAGCGTCGGCGCCTGGGCGGATGACGCGCGGCCGTAAGAGGATGTCGGCGTCGATCCTGCATAGGCCGTCTGTGAATAGGTTGCTGGAACGGGAACGGCAGCGGGCGCTAACGCGGCCGTCGTGCGGCGCGGCGCGCGATAAGGGGTCGGCGCGTAATCGGGCAGTTCGTCCGCGGTGATCCGCTTGCTGTTGGATGCCACCATCACGCCGGTTGCGATCTGGCCACCGGGAATAAGACCCGGAAGACGCGAGCCCTTGGGAATATAGGACGCCATCAGATAGGGCTGGTCATGGCCGTCAAGCGGCGCCTTGCCCACATATTGCACGCGCACGTCGCCTGTGCCGCTGTCCTTCAGGTCGAGCATGTCGGCGGTTTTGTTGGAAAGGTCGATGATACGGCCGGGATGATAAGGACCGCGGTCGTTGACGCGAACGATAATGGAAGAGCCGTTCTCGACATTGGTCACGCGCGCATAGCTCGGCAGCGGGAACGTCGGATGCGCAGCTGTCAGCGACAGCTGGTCGTAGACCTCGCCATTCGCCGTCAAACGGCCGTGGAACGCATCACCGTACCAGGAGGCGATGCCCACCTTGTTGTAGGAATAATCTTCCTTGGGATAATACCACTTGCCCTTAACGGCATAGGGGTTTCCGAGCATATACCGCCCGCCGCCCTTCGGGATATTGTTGCCATAGGCAACACGCGGGCTGGCTTTCACGCCATACTCGCTCTCGGAGAAATATTCCTTGCCATGGGACTTTTTGGCGACGGGACCATGTGTGGTTCCGCAAGCGGTAACCGTCGCGCACATAACGGAGATAGCTGCCCATCTTATGCCAGTGGCAAACGTTACTGCACCATTTTCGAACTTCATGTGTCCCACGCCGCTACTCGAATACCTCGTATGGTTAAGGAATGCTCCCGCATCCTCCCCAGACCAAATCTGGCCTACTACTCAACCAACTAACGGGACTTTAATCATGATTGCACTTTGTCGAATTTGCGAACCAATTTGCCACAGTGGCAGGAAATCCGACGATTATGGTTAATAAAATCTCAATTTGACACAGTGCAACGCTGGCTTCCTCTTATGCACCTACTCCGTTTCCTGTGTGGTCGGACGGCTGCCCGTATCTATCCTTGCTCCGTTGCTGTAGTCGGGACTGGGATTTCCTCCCAAGCGAAGGGTGAAGAAGAGTATGATCCGATATGTAATGACTCTGGCGATATTACTGATCGGGCTCTCCGCCCAAGCGTTTGCAGAAAACCAGCGGCCAAAAATGCTGTCTTGCACGCAGTCGCAGGACCGCCCCTATTGCGAAAAACAGAAGGCCAATTTCAGTGCCGCATGGCCGAAAGCGAACGGCGGTGATTATATGTCGCAGCGAGGCGTTGCGTTTTGCCTTTTCAGCGGATGCAGCGGCGCGGTCGAAGTCGACCTGAAAGCAGCTTGTATCTGGCAGATCGTCATCGTCGGCACGGAAAAGGCAGACTCAACGGATGCCGCCAATTTCAGACAGGCGTGTCGCAGACTGGACGCCGCTGATCTGAGTGATGCCGAGGCGCAAGCCCGGATTTCATATGGTAGGATCTTCAAAAGGCTGTTGACGAAAAAATTGCCGTTAATCCCCGCATAATACCGGGAATGCAAAGCGCCGATTCCGCGGTGCAGGTTGACGCTGCGATCCGAAAGGATATAAAGCCAACCGAACCACGATTTGGTCGAAAATCGATAGCAAACGCCAGGAAAATTTGGCAAAAATGCATCGAAGATTCATTCAGATCAATCAGATGGAAGAGTGTCCGAGTGGTTTAAGGAACCGGTCTTGAAATTCGGTTGCTACCGTCCTTTACTGTATTAGCTCGTGTTGGAATGTGCTTGCTCTTCAGGCTTTTCCCGACCTTTATTCCCTGCTTGTAGTTCTTCGTTTTGTTGCGTGCTACCGAGTTGGGTAGCAAAATGGTAGCAGGTTGTTCACTGGCTGTTCGGTTGGCTCCGAACAACCCGCCCTCGCCTCAACCGTTCGCACCTTTCCAGCTTCCCTCAGCCTTCGCCGCAACTGTGTAAAATGCTCCGCGATCCTTAAGGGCCTCGCGAACCATCTTACGTGTTTGGTGTGATCGGTCTGGTTACAACGGTTGACGGTGAGAGCAATCGAGCCACCTAGTGCTCAGTCGGCAATGCGGAAATAACTGGAATGAACGTAGGAAAATTGGAAGCAAGGAACGCCATCAGACTGTTGTGCTACAAATGGCATGCCCGCTCCCATAGCGGTGAGTTGGCCCCAGACTTTCGCCTCTTCGTCGACTGGCTCAATGCGAGCGGATATGCTCACTATCTTGAGTTCGAAAGCGAAACGTCAGCGTGCCAGGATGCGCGGACATGGTTCAGCGACGAATTTAAGCGCGCATGAAACAAGGCCCCAGAAGGGGCCTTTTCAGGAACCGGATTCCCTAGGCAACCGCTATTGACGACCAATACCCGGGGCTATCATAGCGTTCTGTGAGCTCGCACATTTTCCCTACCGAAGATGAAACGATCCGGCAAAGCGCGCCCACACGATAAAGTTCTTGGTTTATGCCGCCATCTGGCGATCTGTGATCCATCTGAGACATCATATCTCGAATGGTCTCGGTTAGCTGGTGCAGATCGTGCAAATCGTAGAAGAGATCTACTGCATCTTCCTGGTGCTTCTTGAATCCTGTTTCCAAACCTTCAAGATACTCGATAGTCGCCTTTACTAGAGGCGTCCCCATCTCGTCGATCAGCATTTCCTCAGTCAGGATGAGCTCTAGCGCGGCGATCCCGTCTCGTGGCGTTGCCGCGGGTCCCTTCCAATTAAACAGGGGGCTCATAACGGCATCGGCAGCTTCCTCTTCGCTGTGAGCACTGCCGGCTGGATTGGCAGCGTAAGTCACATAGTCATTTATTGCGTCAGCCAGAGAGCCCTCTGCCGGCAAATTCTGGCTGCTGCTGGTGGGGAGTTCCGCAGCCGATCGAAGGTAGTTAAGCGCGGCCTTCATCATAGACGATATACGGGGTGAATCGCCTCTTTCGTACTCCTCAAGGGCAAGCTCTAGTGCCATCGCGGCCTCCGTTGCAGAGTCAGCCGGCCTGTCCCACGCGTCGATCGTTCGCATCGCATCTTCGTAAATTCGTGGCGCGCTATCGTCTTCTTCCGTCGACTTAAGATAGGCCACCCACTCTTCACGGTATTTCGCAATGGCCAAACCTAGCGGCTCGACAGCTGGTGCTGTTGGCTGAAGGAGAAGGGTGTTTAGGAAAAGCGAGAGCTCCTCGTACTCTCCATAGCTTCCACCACTCTTCAAGCAAAACCGGAGCAACTCGCTTTTCTCGAAGTAGGCGACCTTTTGCTGAATTTCGGCCAACGACCTGCATTGAAATTCCACTAACTCGTATTCCGCCTTGGCATGGGCCTCAAATTCGGGGCATTCAGTTGTAACATCGGCGTCTGGGGATGGTGCTGTCGCCATCCACGCAGCATAAGTGGTCTCGAAGTTGGCTATTAGAACATTCAGCTCTTCCTCAGGTCCTTTCGCCTCTCGATCCCCAATTGCTTTCATCATCTTGGCGAGATGTTTCGCAACCCGGCCGTGATCATTGCTCGTGGATACGATTTCCTCGTTGCCTGTGATATGAGATGCGGTAGCCATATCGAACCTCCTTCGTTCGTGCGGTTAGGGCCAGATGAGAGCGACAACTCTTGCCTGGCCTGCATATTTCGTATATGCGGTATATTCGTTATCGTCAATAAGGCATATGCGAAATATTCAAAATGGGTAGACCTCCGGAATTTCCATTCAAGAAACTCGTCGGCTTCGATCAGGAAATGTTAGACGCGCTTGACGTCTATCGCGCCTCGGTGAAGCCAATCCCCAATCAGTCGGAAGCGATCCGGTCTATTCTACGAGACTGGCTGACAAGCAACGGATTTCTAAAGACGTCCTGAAGAGTTCGTTCAATAAAATCAGTGAATTAGAGTTGTGGTACCCAACCCGATAGTGCGTAAGGGCCAGGTTGGAGTGTGGAGAACTGGGATGATTGACGAAGAGCGAGAGCGTCTGCACGACCAACGTAGCAAGTTTGGTTTCCAGATCGAGCGGGCGAAGTACTACCTCAGTGGCTTTGGCGCTGACGCGATCAAGATCATCAACAGCAAAGCCAACCTGCCTGCTGCCGATATCGAAATCATCACCGAGGACTTGGCCGAACATCTCGAATGGGAAATCGACGCGATGATTTTGGCAATCAAACTGATCGACGCGAAGCTGAAAGAGCTGGACGGGGACGACGACGAATATGAGGACGGGTGAGCACGAAACCGACTTCATCGCTGAGCTATACCGAGCCGCCAACGAAATCGACCGGCTAATGTCAGCCGAAACGCGACGGCTCCTAGAAGGTAAGCGGCCGATGGAATGCTTTTTCAGACTTTTGGCTGGAACGGTGAAATTTGGGCAGAGGCAGAGTATAAACCCCCAGAGGTGCTTGAGGAGCGTGCTGATTTTGAGGCGAGAGCGTTTCCGATGAAGTGGACAAAGTTGAAACAGCTTGTCGAAGCTCGCTTTGCCCCAGAAGTTATCGGTCGAGTGCAGGTTCAAACAACGCGATATCGCTACGCACACGATCACGAGGGGGAATTTCTGGTCACCATAGACGGAAGGAAAATCTACGGAAGCGCCTATTACCAATATTGGAAAGAGCGGGTCGCCTTGTGCGACGAGCACGGCGGTGAACCTTCCAGTGAAGATGTGCAAGAAATCGAGCGGAAGCTTCGAGAGCGTGGGGTAGCGGATCATTTTGATTTGCATCGAGCGATGTTCGAATCCCTCAATCAACCCCTTGACGCAATGCTCACGAATTCCAGACCGTTGATCCGGGCGCTTGGTATTCTTGATGCTCGTTGCGGCAAACGACGGCTAGCCAAGCTGGACGATGCCAGTGAACACGAACTGGTACGTTGCGTCTTTCAACTGCGTCAGCCGTCCGGGCGAGGATTATTAGCATCCTGAAGCAGTTGCTCATCAACTCTCGTGAACGGATGGTCGACAATGCGGAACAGGACAATTCGCAGGTAGGCTTCCGCATCGAAGCTGTTCAGCTTTGCGGCTTCGATCAGTGACCGAATTGCCGAGGAGCTGCTGAATCTGACTGGGATGGTTGCGCACGGGATGCTGGAGGGGCGGATGCGATCAGGGGCTGAGAGTGCTCAGCGAAGGCCTAGAGCATTAATTTTTTGTTACAAGTGATGCAGATATGGCATCGTTTCGGCTTAAAGATGCGTTATCCTCTTAAGAATAAGTTGGCTCCAGCCAGGGAGGGTAAATTGAACGATTTTCTTGAATATTCCTTCCGCATCATTGGACCGAAGCCTGAGACGATCCCAATGACTAGGCTCGTCGCCTACATGGCTGAACTCGCGAAGTTATTGGGTGCGCCTGAAAGCGTCCATTTTAAAGAGATCAGAGACCAGAGCGTCAGCATAGTGGCTTTTGCCGAAGCGCAGTCGGTGGCTATTATATCGCCCCGCGTGCGAGAAGCCGCCCATAACGACAATGATGCTGATGCCGCTACACCGTGGCGAAAGTTGAATGAATTTCTTGCTGAAGATGGCTGGACTGCGGAAATGCCACTGCCGAAAGGTGGAGAAGTTATTTCCTTTCCAGGGGCATCAAAGGCATCAAAAGTAATCCGTGTCGTAAACCAGCATACATCGGTTCAAGGACGCCTTATTCGCATCGAAGGCGCGGGCGACCGCATCAAGATTGGACTCGAGATCGATGGCGATCTGACGGCCCGAATATCGATCGCCGCCGCGCACGCAAAAGAATTGGCCGCACTCTTTCATCAATACGTCAGGGTCAGCGGTGATGGTCGCTGGAGTCGTGATTCCTCTGGCAAGTGGTCGCTCGACAGTCTTTTGGCTACATCATTCGAAATTCTTGAAGATGAGCCGCTAACAGAGACTTTGAGCAAGCTTAGGGAAATATTGCCCCCCGAAAGCGGCGCAAAGATCATTGCGGCTGTTGAAGAGCTCCGCCGCGCATGATCGTCCTCGACACTGTCTTCTTGGTCTTGATGATTGATCCTGACAGTACGCAGGACAACGGTCGCGTCCGAAAGGTAAGACACTTCATCGACGGTCTTTCCAAAACAAATACCGTCATCACAATCCCGTCGCCGACGATCGCTGAGCTCGTTGCGGGTCGCGCCGATAAGATTGAAGAGGTGGTTGAAACCCTTCGGCGACTGAAAGGCTTCACGGTACAGGCATTCGATGAAGTGATCGCCATCGAGACAGGCGAGCGCATTGCATCGCATCAAGCTACGTTGCGTCCTGAAGATCGAGTGAAGCATTGGCGCGTAGCGATGAAGTTTGATGCCATGATCGCCGCTACAGCGATTGTTCGCGGTGCCGACGCACTTTATACCGACGACGGCAATCTCGGGAAATATCTCGTCGGCAGTTCGGTTGCTTTAAAACTAATCGATGAGCTTCCCGATCCACCGCAAGATCCCCAGCACAAATTCGACGTTTGAAAACGCGACGTCTCGCTAACCGCTCGTGCCAATGTTTAGGGCCGAATGATCGGTGTCCGATAGGTAGTCTTATCCGTCTGCTTGCCCTGAATATCGTCCAGCTTCGACGATAGCACTGACACTTGCGTCGAGAGCTTCCCGACGTTCTCGATCACTGTGTCGAGTTTTCCACCGAACGTCTCGACCACCCGGTCAATGCGGTCGTTCGTGGCCTCGACCGCCTTCTTGTTCTCAGCAACACCCTCGATCGCCCGGTTCGTCTGAAAGGTCAGCGGCGTGATTTGCGCGATCTGTTGCTGCATTCCCGATAGCTGGTCCTGGTAGGATTTCAGCCGATCCTTCCGGTCGTTCGCCTCCTGCTGCATTCGGCCGTTGATGTCCTGGATCTGGTTCGCCTGCTTCTCGATCGAGTTGCTGAGGTTTGAATAGGTCACTCCCCAGCCGAACGCCGTGACCGTGATGCCGGCCACAAAGCCGACGAGGTTCCATAGGTTCAATCTGGCCTTCTCAAGCGTCACCGGCATATCGATTTCCTTTTCAGCCACCCTCATTCGCCCTTTTCAAATATCCACATTTCAAAACTGTTGTTGCCGCCGGCCGCGACCGGCGATCATTCATCTCTATTGGCAGAGCGGCATGCGGCGCATATCTTCCGATGATGACAACTCAGAACCGATATGACGAAATCCGGGCCGCTTTTTTCGAGGTGCTCCAGACGCTGGGCGTCGAGCCCGGCAAACCGATCTCAAACTACGACATCGGGCCGCCGATGGTCATGCGTGGCTTTACCCAGGACGAGATCGTGCACGTGCTGTTTTCACTACAGACGAGGAAAGTGATCGCGCTGCTTCCGGGGAACCGGATCGAACTGTTGGAGCCTGCAGCTAAATGATTGCCTACTGCTCAGGCGACGAAGGAACGAGCATGGATATTCGACCAATCCCAACCGACGAAGATCTCGCAAATGCCATCCGCGAGATCGAGGCGCTCTGGGGCGCCGAAGCTGGCACGCCAGACGGCGACAAACTCGATGCCCTGATTACACTCGTGGATCGGTACGAGAGCGAGCGCTACCCGCTCGACAAGGATGCGCCGACGGAACTTTCCCGCCCAGCAGAGCTTTGATTCCCGCTTACATCCCACATGTAAGCAGAGCCAGGCTCGATCATCGCTGTTCCATCCCGAGGAGAGCCTGGCTCACCGCCATCGTCAACGGGCACAAGCAGAGCCGGATTAATATGCTCCTACCATGGAATTATCTGGTCGAGTAACGCATACCGAATGTCTATAGTCGGGCGAAGCGATCAAAAGCTGGTGCAGCCAACCCATGTTTGCTAACAAACTCCCCGAACATGGAGCGATCGTTGAGCCGAAATCAAGTCGAAGTATGTCTGCGGTACGGCGTGACGTTCACTCCTTCGGCGCTCCTATCAAAGTTGGGAATTTCCGATAGCGCCTTGCAAGGCAGACAGCCCCTAAATGGCCTGAGGCATCCACCAGAGGCCGGGACAAGTGGTTGGTTCATTTGGGGTGGAGAGGAATTCTCAACTGATCCCGAATTCTTCAAGCCGATGCACGTTTCCCATCTGGGAGAACGATGCCCAGCAGTCGTTCCGTATCTAGGCCTTCCTCCAGGTTGGCGCTTTCTGATTGCGCCGAAATATGAAGATGCTTGGTTCGATGTCGACCTTCTAAACATACCTTGAATTGAATGCATCTGGCGCACCGTTGTCATGCCGCTGCACGCGCGGCGGCATCTGATCCAACGAATTCCATTGATGTGTCAACGGCACACCGCTTTCGACGAAGCGCTCTGGAGAGCAAGAAGTGGTGGAACTATCGAAAGGATGGACGTCGGGGATGATAGCTAGAGGTTGATGGCGCACCTGGCGACGGTTATTCTTTGATCTAGGCCGTGAACTCATAAAGTCGGCTTGCCGTCGAGGTCGTTAGCTTACGGCTCGTTCGAACTGGCTGGCGAACTTGACATTATATGCGTGAAATTCGCCTTCTGGCGTGATCACCAACTCGGTGATGTTGGCGCGTTGGAAGGTATCTTCAGCGGTATGATCGTCTATCTTCAGGCTGACGGTCAGCGCGCCGTCAACCGTATCGACCAGCTTGTAATCGTAAGAGACTGTTTCGCCAAAGCAGATGATTTCACTGCCTTGGACTACCAGTTCCGAATTTGGATCTTCCACGTCCGTCCACCGGCCCTGAATTTGGACAGGAAATGGTGCATCGCGTTCAAGCCGTTCCATGATTAACCTTTCGACACTGCTTCACGTGACCTTACTATTTGCCAATTGGAGGCGGCAGCGGATCATTTCACAGATGTCGGCTTTCATGGAAGCCACATTTCCGGTTCGGCGTCGGCATGGGTAATTGCCACCCATACTTGGGGTGTGTGGGCAAGGCATTGACTCCGCTTGCGATCTCAATGATTTTCTCGGGCCTGGAGGTTGAGCATGACGCAACGCAAGTTTTTTCTCTTCCAAGTACCGATCAGGGGATCTGGCCACGGCCTAGATGTGGTCAATTTCCGAAATCTACTTCGGCCCGGGCACCTGATGATAATCGGACCGGATGGCCGTTTGCCGCCCTTTCCTGAAACGCCAATACTCGCACCCAAAAAAGGGAGCCGCTTTAAGCCGCCAAAGGACTTGTCGATGTGTATGGGCGTGATGTTCGTGAGCCAAAAACTCAAAGATGTGATCGAGACCATCGATCCGGAAGCCGCCGAATTTTCACCAATCGAAATACATTATCCAAAAGGAAAAGCGCCATCGTCACCTTACTACTTCTTCGCGGTGCGCAGACAGATTGACGCCTTGGATCTCGATCGGTCGAGGTTGCGGATTTTGGACGACAAAGGAAATCAGATCTACGACCTCCTCGGCAAGCATAACCTACATTTCGATGAACAACGTGCAGGCTCTGCCCACCTGTTCAAGCAGAAGCACCTGCCAGGGCTGGTGGCCGATAGCGTTCTGAAAGAGGCATGCTTGGCCGCCGGGATCAAGGACTACGAGATGTTTGGAAAGTTGACCAATATGCGGCCTGGGGAGCCACGAACTGGCATCACTTACCAACCGTACTATTGACGCCCCCCCATTTATACCTGGGGTGTGGGTACGCTACATTCTGTTGACAAAGTCGTTGCAAGCACCATCGGCTCTTTTGGCCGCCGTCTCTAATAGCGCCGAAATCATTCGCCCGCAGCCATGGCGGACAGACTTCCGATCGATCTCCGCCATAATCTCCTCCACACTGAACCGCCGATTAATCATGGCCGGAACATTGTGAAAGACGTCGGCAAGAATTTGCGCCTTCGATAGGTTTTCGGTCGCTCTTATTTCTATAAAGACCAGCCCAAGTACGTAGAAGACGTTCTTATATTCATCAGTTTCCGTTGGTGACATGTGACTCTCGCTAATACTTCGGGCGGGGGGTTAGGCTAGTTCAGGCGGCAGTTCACCCGCTATGATGGCCTGGTAAATTTTCTCAGGCTCATCGTCGTTCAGCGTGCAGTCTTTGACCGCCTCAAGATATTGGCGGGCAATCTCGGCGCAACGCTGACGCTCTGCCAAGACGGCCTTCTCAAGTTCGTAGCTGTCCATGGCTTCTCCTCCAACCCCAACAAAATCTCACTCTCCCAAGCCAGGTACAAGGCTGATTTGGCTAGGGCGACGGGGCCCGCCCAAGCTGAGCGACTACCTCTTGCCTTCTATCACCCGCCAAATATTGTCCCGGTGGATACCTCTCAGCGGCTGCTAGATACGAGATCGACTGCACCGCGCGAATCCGGAGATGTTGAATGCGAAAAGATCCGCCAGTAAACATGGGAACGATGCGGGCTAAGGCGAGGAAGCTCTCGTCTGAAAGCTACACGGCGTCCCTGATGTCTAACACCAAGTGGCGCGCGCTCTTTGGCGCCATCGAAGAAGCGGGTATCAGCGCCGCATGTTCGGTAAAATTCATTGGCGACGACAAGGAATGCGAGATTGTGGCTCATCCGGGGTTATTTCCACCTCACCCTTACATTGATCTCTGGCCGCTTAACGAATATCCCCTGGTTGAAATCGAGTGGATCGAGTTTAGGCGTATCGTGAGATATCGAAGAGATAACAACGTTCCGGCTAAACTGGTGCCACAAGACATAGACGCGATCCGGGCTGTTATTGAGAGCACAGGAAAACGCTTTCCCCTTGAGGTCTCGGAGGATGCAATTCGGGTTGTGGGGCATGTTAAATGAAGAAGGCTCGCTGCCATTCTATTGAATCGAGGCAAGTCTTTGCTCTTGCTAAATCAGACTATTAAGTTCTCGTCCGCGAACATTTCGGCGAACGTTTGAGGATGCAGAGTCACATCATTCGCACGCGCGATTTCCAGATTCCTGGCCCACACATCCCGGATCGCGTCCGGCATTTCGGGGGCAAATGAATCGCGGCTGCGACCGCATCATTCCACTCTCCACTGCTCCCATAGAGCGAGTGCAACTTTGGAGCCATTCTATCCAGTGCTTGCCGTTCGGCTGAAGACAACTCGCCGATTGCCCATAGTACGTACATCTCGAGAAGTCGAAGCAACGGCTTGCCGTTGTAGCGCGGATTACTGGTCACGGTATTTTCCTAGGCACCATTGATAACATGATCTATCACGCTGGCAGACGGCGGCGCAGCTAGAGCAGGCAGCCCGTCTGGAGGAAATTCGAAGTCAGATAACGAAACATTAAAGTAAAGTGAACTCCTTGAAAAAGCTCAGCAGAATGAAAGCCGTTAATGAAGAATTCCTGTCTAGAGTTCTTCCGCAGTTTGGAAATTGGGGTCTATCAAGGCATCCTAATCCGCGTTCTTATTTCGGCCGCGACGACGCTGGATTTCGATATGACTTCGCGGATTTAAACAATCGGGATGATGTAAAAATCGCTTGTTTCTCGCTTATCCAACCTAACGCATCGCTCTGGATCAAAGGATACAGAGTAAAGCAGTTTGTGGGAGAGGCCACCGATCTAGTTATCGCTTCTGATCACATCAAGGATATATTCACGCTCACGAGAAAGTGGTCAATTCTAAGACCAATGTATGCAAGGCTTGAACTTGCTCGAAAGAGCGATCTCGATCCGAGAGAGCAAGCAAGAAGCCTGATTGATGACGTTGAAGCGGCTTTGCCAAAGCTGATGAACTACCTTTATAAATAATCTTGGCTGCCCTCACATTTATACCTGGGGTGTGGGTGCGAGAACACATGGTCTAGCAGCACTTGACGAAAGTCTCTCTCACATGGATGAGTTGCGATCAATCATCCATCAGTGCTCCGAAGAATACATGACCTCGTTACCTGGTTTAGATCGAATGTCAAAGGTGCGCAAAATCGTTGCGTTCACCTTCAGTTGCGCTGGCCTTGTCTTTGCAGGTTGGCTCGGCTTTCACCTGGCCGGCATTATCGCCATGATCCTTTTCGCGCCGCTTGGAGCGCTCGGCGGTCTGCTTCTGGGATGCATGCGGCTGGTGGATATTCTTGAATTGGTCGGCAGTCTTATTCGATAATGTTCCCATTTAGCCGGAAGAAGCCCCACCCTTTGGTTAGGGCCAGACCAGTAATCACGATTTGCGGTCATTGCTCAAAAACGGTAAGTTCAGCCCCAAGTTGACCCGACTTAGAAGAATTGCGTGAGATGCGTGAAGCCTTGAATATTGCTGACCTTCTCCAGCTTGCCGTTTTCGCTGGAGGTATGGTGTTGATATACATCAAGGGCGTGGGTCCACATCGATATAAATCGGCTGATGAAATTCCACTTGGCAGGCTGGCCGCGATTTGGTTCTCGATTGTTTTCATATTGATCCTCATCCAGATCAATCGTCCTTCAACTCCGTGGCTGATGTACACGCCTGTTTCATGGTTGCGTCCGGTGTAGCTTGTGACGATAGCTTTCCACCCCTGCCCGGTGACAGTCATACCTGGGGTGTGGGTGTGGTGTCTCTGCGCCAATTGCGATCATTGCGACCTCATATTAAATCCTGCAATGCTAGGGAGAGGCTTGGCGTAGGGTCGAGATCGGATTGGGCATGGCCAGACGAAGGCAGTTTAAAGGTATTTGCCGGGATGTTCTCGATAGCTTTGTGAGCAGATATAATGATCTCAACGGCTACTGGGCGCTCGGCCAATTTGTAAACATCCTTCATACTGGCCCAAGGGAACTGCAGCTCCAATTGCGTAAAGGCGAGACATTGCCTTCCCGCCCGGACCTCAGCGCTACTTCGGTGTATTACCAGCACGCCGTACTGAGGCTAATGGCCGCAAATAACATGCCACAAGAATGGTTCGCCGACGCAATCATAGGCTTCTCAATGGTAGAGCCTACGACCGCCTCTTGTTACGTCGAGATAACGACCGACCTCGGCAAAATCTACAGATGTTCCCGAAGGCTTAAAGTTCGACCGCATGACCGAATGCAAGAACACCGAAGGAAGGGACGGCTTGGGCCGTCAAACCAGAAAGGTGAATAGCTCTTCGCTCGCTTTGGGCCGAAAGCGGTCCCCCACCCTTCAGGCCGAAGGCTGTCACTCCACCCCTGCCCGGTGACAGTCATATTTCGGGTGTGGGTGCTGCGAGCCTTCTTTCGGTGTGGCATCAGCAACTCTCAGGACGCCGGCCGCCGCGTGGGACGCCCGAAAATTCGACCAAAAGTCTACTACAGTTAGGTTTTTTTCCGACCTTCTTGGACGCGTTGACACTCTCGTTGGGACGACCAGGGTGCGTTCCTCATCCGCGAGGCGGTCGAGGCCGGAGTAAATCACGTCGAAAACCTTCAGAAGCGCGACACGAAGAAATATTAATCGCTATCCTCACCCCACCGCATTGATTGAAAGTGCAAAAATGCCAAACGCGTTCTTGATGACAACCGACCTGGGCTTGGTCTTTGACACCAATCTTTCAATTGATGAAGACTACGAAGCTTCGGATTTTCACTCAATCGATCTGTGGAGTCCGCATGAGCCCCGGCCACCAGGCACAGGACGGTTAGTTTACTCGTCGCGATATCGATCCCCCAGATTTGACGCCTACGACTACTTTCCAGGGACCGGGTCCATCGCCATCGTCTCCGATCGTCTGAAATTTGTTTTTGAACAAATATGCGGTGCGGGCGAGGTGGGATTTTACCCTTGCGAAATTCGTTTCAAAGACATCACGAAGGAAGTCTGGGCTGTCTATCCGCTCACGGAAAAATTGCTTGTAGATAGGCAACGGTCGGAGATTGAATGGTATGTCCCCGACCTGCAGCCGACAGAACTCATTGTGAAAAACTCCCGTAAGATTGTTTTTCAGGACGATTATCTTGGCGATCTCAACGTTGTCCGGTGGAGGGAGTCGTTTGCTCATGTTGTTGTTTCTGAAAAGCTCAAAGCCGGTATCGAGAACGTCAATTCCCACGGTGTAAAATTTCTAGAGGATCGTGAATTGATTTTTCGACAGAAAAGCTTGGATCGATGAAAGACCGGCATGGATCTGAAAATATAGCTGACGTCGAAAGCGGCCACCCCTGCCCGGTGACAGTCTTGGTTAGGGCGTGGGTGGGTTAGGCTAAAGCCGGTACTCGATTTCGTCCAAGAACTGGCGCCATTCCTGCCACGTCAGCTTCAAGGTGGAGAGAGGCCCGACGTCGCCATTCTCCCGCGCGTCACCGCGCAGGCTGACGGTCACGTCATCGCCTTCCCGCGTGACGTTGATGTAGCCCGGATAGGGAGATGTCGGCTTTGTGAAGGCTGCTTGCTGCTTGTCGGACATTGGTCGCGTTCCTTTCATGATTTCGCGAATTCGGTGAGCGAACTCATCCGAGGTTTCCTTGACGATATCGTCATAGGTTTCGATGCCGAGATACTTCCTGACGTCGGCATCCATGCACTTGAAGTCATCATCGGTCGGATGGCAGCACGGCATGCAATGCATCAGGTCCGAGCGATGGCATGCGCACCGGCAACCGCCATAGGCGGCCGGAAAATCGCGGCGTCGGCCTACGCCGATCTCAAGATCGCCTTCCTTGGCGGCCATCTTCTCCAACCAATCCTTGTCGATATCGAGCTTCATGGGATTCCCTTGGATACTTCGGGTGTGGGTGGTCCTCTTTTCGCCGCGGGACGTCAGCGCGTCATTGTGACAGGTCTGCCACCGTGATATCTGGCTGGACATGCCCGCAAAATCAGGCTCCGAAGCCTTCTCAATTTTAAAGCTACTTCAAAAAACGCCCTCGCAGACGCCGCGCCCGGACGTTCCCCTTTTCTCTTTTGGCCGTCTCCTCGGAACACCAAGCTGGTGGGATTTCAGCGGGAGTGCGACCTTCGACAGCCTTCTCGATTACTACGGCAATATACAGGTCGAGCTTTGGGTCCAGGGGGAGCAGGTAGAAGTTTGTCGAGTTTGTGTTCGGATGTGGACTGCAATCAGCGGCCGGCCGGAGCCAAAGAAGGGGAAGATGAAGTACGCTGCTAGGCGTTATATTAAGTTCAATGGCTTCGAACCAGGACTGTCGGTCGAAGAGTCGAAGATGCTTCTTCAAGCTGCGTCGATATCCTTCGAGGAAATAGCCGTTGCAGACGCTTCAGAAACCGTGGTTCTGCTCATCCTACCCAACAAAATCGAAATGCTTTTCTTCATGATGGACGGACGACCTTCGCTGGCAGAGATACAGGCATATTCAGAACATGACGGCGCATAGCGCTTTGGAAGAAGTCCACTTCGGCCCGACAACCCCACCCTTGGTTAGGGCGGGGGTGCGTAGCTTAAGTGAGTGTCTTGCCCCACTTGGTCGCAAGATCGGATATGCACTGCTGGAGTTCCGCATCCGTCTTTGCTGACGTCAGAATATTTTCGCAATAATCCATGGCGCAGACGGTAGGTGCGAATGTCGGATCGGTTGCCCCGCCGGTCTCAGCCGCACCGATGTAGTAAGTAAGCTCACTATTGAACGTGTTGGCGTCCTGAGCGACGTTATTGACCACCTTTGTGAGCGACGAGTCAAAGACAGTAAGGGTCGTACCGGTGTGGCTTTCCACGACGATAAAAAGGACGCCTGTCGCTTGACCGCTACCCCACGAAACATCATTCGTAACAGAAGTGGTAGTCGATCGGCGAATGGACGATGCGGACGCCGATCGGCGAATCAACGCTATCTGCTGGCAATCTGCTGATGGAACTGTGTCGGACCATCCGTCAATGAAACCGGTGTTCCCGTCGGTGGGCTTGTAAACCGAAATCTTGACGTAAGGCTTATCGTTGCCCTGCTGCATGGTGTCGATCGGTGAATTCGCGCTTGCTGGCTGGAGACGCGCCGGACTTCCGGCTGTATTCGCAGCAAATCGAAGGACGCTTTTGCCGTTCTGCGCATTGGCCACCAGCGTGATATTTGCTGCGCCGGCCTTCACCATGTCCACGCTGCCAGAGCGCTTGTTTGCCACCCCCGTTACCACGCCGCCCGACTGCGTGATTGTCGCGGTATCGCTGGCGTCGATCCACAGCGGGCCATCCCAAGACATGTAGTCATAAGTCGGGGCTACATACTTCTGCAATGCGACAGAGGCGGTCACCGACTGGCCCACAGCGTTCGTCCCGGAGATCGTCACTGTCGTGTTGCCGGTGTCAGTCGGCATGCCGGTGACGAGACCGTTGGCGATATCGACAGTCGCCCAGGCAGGCCATCCCGAAGTCGAGATGATCTTCCCCATATGCAAATCGCCGCAATCGACCGCCTGGTAGAGGTCGAAGGTGAAGGCCTGCCCAACGGTGTACTGGATTTGCGTCGGAACTACGCGCGGGCCGATGCAGAGCGTGATTGCTTGTGGGATGCAGCCGTCGCCAGCGCTAGGGGTGGCAGAACGAGAGGAAATGAAGCGACCGGGCTGATCGGACACGGTTCCGGATATATTGTTACCGCTTCGAACGATCGCGGCCGGCAACAGCGCACGCACCCACGGCTGTGCAGGGCTGTTGTCCTCGTTCGGGATCATGGCGATGACGTCGGAAGAGACATCAGACCCGAACACTGCCTGAGGCGTATCGAGATCAAAGCTGAAAGCGGTGTTGAAGTCGGCCTTGAGAAGAACGTCGGGCTTCAAGGGCTTGCGGAATGTGCCAGAGCCCCACGCGCGCCACCAGTCACAATCGATCGTCGCCCCCGCATCGCCGGCAGCATCCCATACGGACTGCGTGATGCCCGATTGCAGGATGTGGCTGGTGATCATGATGTAGAATGGCCGCGTCGGATCGAACGTGAATGATCCTCCAGAGCATGGCGTAGAGCCGACAAGTACGCCTTCTTCGTACAGATAGGCGGTCCAGACACCCGCGTTCTGCTTCACCTCGAAAGAATAGGTGCGGTAGTCGGTCTGCGATACCGTCTGAGTATTGCCGGGGTTTCCGTTTTGGACCTGCGAGCCATTGACCCAGCGGTTGACGTTGAACTGGAAAGCGGGCGCGAAGCCTTCGCAATCAAGCTCCAGACCGTCGAACCCGCTCGCGGGCTGGTCCTGCATCAGCCAGAATGTCGGATGGTTGGTATCCCATGATCCCAGCGAATAAGGAAAGCGCAGGCTCATTTCCAGCATGCAGGGAGCGCGCATCATGTTGCGGCGGCTCATATGCACCATGGAGCTGAGATTGTTCTTGCCCGCAAGATCGCCCATCAGGAGCTTTTCGGCCGATGTCGCACGGCGGGCCTTGGTCTTGAGGCTACCGCCCAACTGGATCATGTCAGCGAAGGATGCAGGAACAACGCCCCTGTTGGAGTCCTTGATCCCAGTGTGCCAAGGATCAGCCTCATAGCCACCGAGCGAGCCTGCACCGCGCAGATACTTCGGCGCACCAGATTGGTTGCCATACGCGCGCGTCGTCATATACCGGCCGAGGTGATTGGTCGGCGTGAGGAAATCAGACGCAGAGAAACTGTCGGCGCCGTCCATAAGCACGTAGGCTGAACGAAAGCCGGTTCCTTGCGTGCCGATGGTGATGCCGCCAATGACGTTTGACCCACCCCCACCCTGCGAGATGGGGGGGTTGAGCCCCAGCCTTATTCCAATAAAGGTCATGCTGGCCTCACCAGATCGCTACGATGCCGGTGGCCGTCGTTCCCGTGGAAAGGATTCGTGAGACCGCCAGAGGGTGAAGACCGGGCTGAACCGGAATGGTCACCGGGCCACCGTTGCCTGACATGTTCACGGCAAGGTTTCCGGCTACGCCGACATAGATTCCGCGGGTGACATAGGCCAAATCGTTGGCGTCATCCGGGGTCACAGCGGCAGCGAAGCGAGCCGAGCCGATATTGTCGATTGCAAGAGGCATGGTATCGCGAGCAGCGGCCATGTGCTTTTCCTTTCAGATGGAATGCCACGCCAGCCAGATGAGACCGGCGAGCGTGACGATGGAGCTGAGAGAGGCAAGAATGCCCGCGACCACATCAGCCGCCAGGAGATACGACCTTGGTGCTGGGCACGTTGGCTGCGGTCGTCGCATCGGTGACGATCTTCTGGACGGACGGAAGCGACGCAGCCGCGGCGATGGTATTCTTGTGCGTGTTCTGCCAGATGCCCCAGACGAGGCCGCCGGCCGCGATCACGCCGCCGACAGCGGTCATGATGACGTCGACATCAGCGGACACCGCGGTGCTGTCGACGACGCCATAGGTGGCGAGGATGCTGCCGATCGCCATCAGGAGCATGCGGACGAGGCTGAGGATTTGCTGCTGGTTCATGGAAGTGTCCTCTCAGGGTCAGTGCGCTGTCTTGGCTTCGACCAAGGCGGCGGAAACGGTGGCGTAGGCCTGCGCAACCAGGACAACGGCGTTGACGACGTTCGTGTGGGCTGGGTCGGAGCAGATGACGGAAACGCCGGCATAAGCAGCCGCTTCCTTCGCTACGGTGCTCGATTTGACCGCGCCGCTTGCTGCCACGGCGGTAAAAGCCGAATGGGCGATCGACAGGGCGGAGCAGACCTTCGGGAGGTTCTGCTGGATGGCATCGTCGATCTTCGTCGTTTCAGTGGTGGTGCAGCTCGACAAAGCAATGCCGAGCGTGCATGCGATGAGCATGAGACGCATGGAGATGTCCTTCTGTGGGGTTGGTCAGGCTTCGGAGGTGGAGATTGCCGCGCTGCCGATAGGCAGAGAGGTCGAGGGGAGAGGTTCGCCGGCCGGCCAGCGGTACGACGTGGCGCGGGCGGGTGGGAAACCCTTGATGTTCACGGCGTCAGCTTGATTGCCACCAAGCACGAGAAGATTGCCGCTGGCATCCTTGCCGACCACAAAGCCGACATGGCCGCCGCCGGTGCGCTTGAAGGTGACGACGCAGCCCACGGCCGGGGCCTTGAGCGCCTGCCCCCACTTCTCGTAGGAGAGCGCAAGGCCGGAGCGCGTCGACTTGATGCCGGAGCTTTCGAGGACGAAGCCCACGAAGCCAGCGCACCAAGGGGTCGCGTCGTCCCGGAAAGGAAGCCCGAGCTTCTTCCACATGGCGACGATCTCGGGGTTGTTCCCCGACCCGGCCACTTCCTTCAGGCCGGAATATTTACGCGCAAAAGTGAGCCACCGCGGCTCAGCGATGTGATCGACCATCAGATTTTCCTTGGGGCTTGCCGGTTACCGGAGATGAGCTATCTTGCTGACCGGTACAGTGGCGTAGGGGTTTGCGTTGGCTTACGATTGGGATGGCGCCCGGACGCGCCGAGCGATTTTGATGAAGATGGCAGTCGTGGCGCTGGCGACAGCGACCGTCGTACTTCTACCCGCCGCCATTCTTTTGAAGTTGGCCTGACCGATGGAAGAGATCCGCCCGATCAAAAACGATGAAGACTTGGCGTGGGCAATTGCCGAGGTCGCCAAGTATTTCGATAATCCGCCCGAGCTTGGGACCGAAGCGGCGGATCGTTTCGATACTCTCTCCCGGCTTATCGAGGTCTACGAGGACGAGCGTTACGCCATTGAGGCGCCAAAGCCGGCCTAAGGCTGCAGCAGTTGCGTAGCGCGGTCGGCGCCAAGTACGCTGGTCAGGAACGCCTCGAGCGTACCGAAGAACTCACTATCGGACCTGACTTCGCTGGCGGAATTCCAAATCCCCCGCAGCTTGGCCGACTGGGTTGCCATGGCAGCGTCAACCGTGTTCGCCTCTGCATCAGAAAGACGCGTCCACAGGACCATCTTCGGGATGATGTAGACCGCCGGCGCCGTCGGATTGAGAAATGCGACCAGCTCAGCGCTGTCATCCGATAGTTCTTCCGTCGCGAATTCCTGCTCGCTGGCAAAGGCGCCGACAATCTTTCCATCTTCTCGCATCACGAACATGATCAAGCTCCTATTCTCGGCAGTTGCCAGTCTTCCCAGCCGAGGGAAGTGAGGGAAACGGTGCCAGTTGTTCCCGTGTAGTTCACGGACTGGTAGACCTGCCTGGACGTATTCGTTCTCACCTTGGGCGTTGAGAAGAAATTGACGCTGTTGGCGGTGGTGGCGGAGGACGCTCCACCGTGGGCTGACTGGCTGGAAGCACCGGACGGCAGGTATCCGTCGTAAAGCCTGGCATCGACAGAAGCGTTGACGACCGGGCCGATTGCTCCGGACATGTCGAGCAGCATGTCAACGGACAACCCGTTGGGAGCGCCAGACAGCGTTACGAGAGCCTTTGCGAACGACGTGGTGATTGTACTTTCGGCTATAGCTGACGTGAGCAGGCACTTGTTGCCGCTCTGCGTGTAATCCAAGATGACGCTGCTCGCTACAATCACAGACCAGAATCGACCGACCAAAGTATAGCCAGCCGGAACGAGCGGGGCTGATGGCGAGAGCGAGGACAGCCAGTCAAATGAGCTGTCACTATTTTTGCGGATCGCATGAAGGAAGTAGGTCGCATTCGCACTAAACGACCCCTGGTCAAGCGCACCATTCCCGCCACCGCCCGCCGCCCACGCAGCGTTTAAGGACTTGGTCAACGAAACGGTATTCTTGACGTACAGCGCCCCCGCCTTCATCCAGCCGGTGCCCACTGCGATCGATGTTGCTCCTCTGACGGTGATCAAGCCGTTAAGGTAGTCTGGCACGCCTTCTCGGGCATTAAGGAGGTTGAACCCCGCCATATTGAGATTGCCGGTCATTGTACCGCCGGCCAGGTTGAGCTTCGCGTCCAATGCCGCCTGTAGTCCGGTCACCGTGGATATCGCCTGGACGCCTGTCTGATTGGCGCGGGCGAAGGCATCGGCTCCGATGTTCTGCGGATCGTAGGTCGGTTTGTCGAGAAAGCCGAGGTCGGCGATAGCAGAGAACACGTCCTCGAAGGTCATGATGGAATAGGAATCGTCGTCCTCGTTCCACACCTTGAAGAACGTTGTTGCCTCGTTGTCGACTGCCGGAATGCGGACGAGAGAGCCGTAATCCGACTTGATGACCAGGTCGGGACCATCCCGGTATGTCGAGAGACCGCTGATGCCGGAGATGCGAGCTGGAAAGCGGGGAAGAACGCGAAGGCGAAGGCTCATCGGCGCATGACTCCATCGAGAACCGGCAGCGAGCCGATCAGTTCCTGTTCCGTGATGCCGTCGCGAACGACCGTAATCCCGACCTCATAGGTGCCAGCGCACAGGGTGTGCATCTCGTTGGCGGTGAACTGCCATTGGATGACGCCGCCAGGAATGAGGATGATGTGGCCGTCGTCGACCGAGCCGCTGAGGCAGCGGTGATAGGGATCGCGCGAACGGACCTCGATATAGACCTCGATGCCGGTCAGATCCTCGATCACGTCGTTCGTATCGTCATCGACGAGCTCGATCGTCGCTATCCAATCGGCGCGATTGGAAACGGGCTTCAAATTCGCTTCATACATGATCAGAGCTTTATGTAGAGAGTGAGTGCCAGGTACGGCGGCATGTTGTTGTGTCCCAGGCCGCCGCCGGCATTGTTGGTCGCGAATGCGTGGACGTGATCCGGGGCCACATCCGTGCTCTCCGACTTGTCGACGCCCGAACCGCGGAAGCTGATATTGTCGTTTCCGTCCACGCCCTCTGTGCCGTGGACACCGTGGGAGTGGGCGCCGTTCGGGTTTGTGGTGCCGGTGTGGCCGTGCGACGGCATTTCGTCCGTCGTGAGGGTGTGCTTCTCCTCGCCGCCGGTCTTGCCAAGCACTGTGGCGGCAGCAACTTTGCCGGCCGTGCTATTCCCCATCGTATCGAGGCCGATGAGCGTAGCGCCGCGGCCATCAGGTAGGGTGATCTGCTTGTTCGCCAGCCAGTCCGCATTTGCGGTGGCACCGCGCCCGCCCACGACGACGAGATTGCCATCGTGGTTCCAGAGATATTCGAACAGCGGCTGTGTGTCGGCATTGGCGCGCTCAGATGCACCGGATGTGGCTGATCCGATCGTGCGGGCATTCATACGAACCCAGCCGGACAGGAAGTCGGTATCGTACCGGGCCTTCACGTCGCCGGTTTTAGAAACAGCGTCAGGATCGACCGGGTTATCCCCGCCTCCCCCACCACCGCCAGCAGGTCCTATGATCGGAATGCCGTCCTCATCGAACACCACCACGCCGCCGGCCGTCGTCACACGGACGCGGTAGAAGTCATCGGCCTCGTCCATGTAGACGGTGGGCCAGCGACCAAAGCCGTCAGTCACCAGCGGGTTCTGGTGCGCGTTGACAGAGCCCAGTGCAAACGCCTTGTAGACCGTGATCGGGGTGGTCGTGCCGCCCTTGAAGAAATAGGCCTTGGCGCCGACCATCGGCTTGCCGTTCTGGTCATAGAGCTGTTGCTGCGACAGGTTCCACAAACCGGCCATTGAAGATCCTATCGATGTTGGGTGACTCGACTCTGGCGAGAAACGGTTTCATGCTTCCCCAAAACGGGAGGTGCGGATGTCGGAAAACGAAGTCGTCATCAAGTCAGGCCGAAGAATGGCAATCGGGGCCGATTGGTGGGAGGTTCGGGACGCTGGCCAGCCGGTTGAATTCGTCGATCTGATTACGGAAGCACGCCACATCAACGGCGTTTTCTATCTCTCGTTCGCTTCCGGGATAGTCGACGCTAACAACGAGGGCGTTGCGCAGGTCGCAACGAGACTGAGGATGAGCCTTGCGTCCGCGCAAATACTGCATGGTATACTTGGAGACATGATCAAAGGCGCGCTGACGCCACCTGATCAATCGAAGGCCAACTGAAGTCGTCATCTTTTCTTTCTCTACTTTTTCGGGCATTCTCGCCGGCATGCAAACCATCGACCACGATCAGAACGAGCCGAAGATCGACCGGACGCCAGGTCCGTGGCGTTGGGTTTTTCCTGTGATCGGTGTCGTGTTCCTGCTGAATATTTTCACGAGGCAGGTCGATTGGATCTCACTATGCCTTGGCCTCGGTCTCGGCTGCACACTGGCCGGCTGGGCCATCGAGATCACCGGCAACAAAGTCCCCGAGAGCTGGAAATCAAAATCAGCGCGCCGGGACCGCGATCTGTAGCGGCGTTGGCTGATCGCCGGGCAGTACGCGCGCCGGAACCGTGGATGCCAGATTGTTCAAGATCGCAGTCGCCATTCCACGCTTTGCCGTGTCGTTCATGGCCTTGCTGTTTGCCACCGTCAGCAGCCGACGCGCTGCCTCCGGGTCCGTTTCGATCAGCCCGCGGCCAATCCGCTCGATCACCGCCGGCGGCATTCCCTTCCCTTCGTTCAGCACCTTCGTGACCGCACCGAGCGCGGCAGCCTTCCAATTGCCTTTGAACAGGTTGCTCAATACGTTCGGATCGAAGTTCTTGATCTCGTCCATGTCGGCCAGATTGTCGGCAGTGCGGGAGCCGCCGATCGCCTGGTTCATCGTCTCGAACATGCGCTGCTCACGGCCGACACGACGTCCCAACTGATCGGCCTGCCCCGGTGCTGCAAACGCTGGAAACTCCTGCTGGAATTTAGGCGTATTGAGCATCCGAGCCTTGTTCGTCGTTGGAGACGCCGATGCGGCTTCCACGCGACCGATCAGTTTGTCGCCGTATCCAGCGCGATAAGCATTTTGCTGATCCGGCGTCCTTGCATTGAAGTCAGCAATGTTATCCGGCGCACGCGCACGGCCACTGGTCGCCGCAGCTCCATCAGCAACCGAGTCGATGACGCCGCTTTGCCGCGCGAACGTGTCATTGGCGTTGCGGTATTCCGGCGAGGCATCCGCGAGAGCACGGTCCACCTGCCGCTGCACCTGTCCAAGAGCGAAGGCGCGGTTTCCGGCTCCCTGGTTCTCGGCCTTCTGGATCATGTCATCGAGATCAAGCTTCGCACGGAACAGGGTGTTGAAGTCTGTAACCTGCGAATTGCCGTCGGACAGCATGCCGCGAACGCGGGCCAAGGCGCCCTCGATCGTGTCATAGCCGATGTTGTCGCGCGGGCTCACGACCCCGTTGACGCCTGGCGAAAGCGTCTGGTCGATCGTGTCGAGGATCGGCGACACATTGACCGCGCCGGCAGAGCGACGAGCCGCGTCGTAATTCCGGTTCGCGTCAGCCGTCCGTACATCCGTGAGTGCCGTTGTGCGCTGCGCGGCTGTGTCCGGAACGGCGAAGCCTTCGGAAAGCGCATTCGACAGCCGGTCACCCTGCCCCATCTGGCGATTGAGCAGCGAATTGACGACCTCCGGCCGCGCATCGTTCGGGGTGCGCGCGACAGATGAGAGCATCCGCTGGCCGGAATGACCGAGCGCGTCCGCCACGTTGTAGACGCCCTGGCCGTCGTCGGCCGCAAACTGCAGCACGTCAGCGACTTGATCAGGAGTGCGGCCGGATCGAAGCAGGGCCAGTCCAAGCGCGCGGTTCGCCGCTGGCTGTGGATTGAGGCGAGCCGTGATAGGAGCGGCCAAGGATTTCAGGAACGAACCAGCGCCGGCCGTCACATACGGGGCAGCAGCTCCTACTCCCAGACCAACGGCCCCGCCTACGGCAGCGTTCTGCAACCGATCGAGAAAACCGCCTTCTCCGCTTCCGAATCCCTGAGCGCCGCCCAGGATCGCGCCCTCGCCTGCGCCGGCAGCGGCTACCTTGGCGAGGCTAGCGCCGCGATTGATTGCATTCGCCGTCGCCGACAGTCCGCCTCGAGCAAGTGCGGTGCCCCCGGCCAGGCCACCGGCAAGCTGACCCGTCAGGCGATAGCCTTCGCGGTTCTGCGTGTCGGATGCATCCGTCGCGCGCTCTTCCGCCAATGCCCTGTTGTAGTCGGCATCCTTGGTATCCGACGCGAACGGGGCATCGAGCGTGCGGGCAAGCCAGCCGAGCGGATTGTACGATCCGGCGTATAGACCACGGCTATAGTAGTCGTCGGGCTTCTTCTGGACAGCAAACGGATCGCTCTTGACTTGAGCAGTGAGCTCATCGGCGCCGCCGAATGTCAGCGTATCGGCAGCGCCGCGCACGAAGGCATCAGCCTTGCCGGCAGCGTTGTCACGAGGGTCGATCGCTTCGCCGGTGATCAGCTTCTCGAAATTGCTGTGCTCGGGGGCCGGCGATGCTGCCGGCTGCTGGGAATTCGCCGCAGAAGCAGCGCCAAGCTGCTTGGCGATCTCCTCGACGGTCGAGTTCTGCTGATCCTGCGTCAGGCTCTCGAAGCTGTCGTCAACGGTCACCCGCTTTCCGGCGATGTTCAGCACTGTCATTTTTCAATGCTCCACTGGACGCCGGTGGACGTCTGATTGCCCGAAGGGGCTGATGGCGCTTGCTCAAAGGGCTGCTGGCCAGCCTTCTGGCGGGCGCGGTTGATGCCCTGAACGACGATGTCGCGCAGTTCCTTCAAGGCCTGCTGATAATCCTGCACGCTCTGCGCGGTGTTCAGCCGACCCATGGCAGCCGTGGCCTTTGCGCCCTCAACTTCGGTGATCTGGCCACCGCCGCGAAGGGTGTTGTACGCCTGCAAGAAGGCCTGACCGTTGATCTGGTCCATCTTCGACTGAACGCGTTCGGATTCGGAGCTGAGATTCATCTTTCGGCTGTTTACCGGCCCAAGCATGTTCGGCAGGTATGGGTCTGACGAGAGACTGTCGATCGTCGCGAGCATCTGATTACCGGCGTCCTGGACCTGAGGCAGCGTCGTCGTCGCATCGACCGTATTCTTGCCAGTTTCTGTGCCAACAGCCTTGGCTTGCGCCTCGCCTTTGACGTCCTTCGGCACAAGCTGCGTTTCGCCGGTCGTCGTATCCTTGATCAGCCAAGACGTGCCGAGGTCGACCTTCTCAAGCCGGTTTTCCGCATGGAAACCATCGGGGGTCTTCAACTGGTTGACCGTGCCATCCTTGCCGGGCTGGAGATAGATCGGGTTGCCCTGACTATCGTAGCCCTTGATGACATTGCCGAAGTAGTTGTCCTGGTTGCCCGCAATGCCAGGAGGCGGCTCGATCCACTGTCCGGAATCAGCGTCGTAGAAACCGCCCTTCCCATTGCTGAGGAGGTTCTTCTTCGCGCTCTGGAACTGTCCAAGGCTTTGAACTTCACCCGTCGACTGATTGGCGCGTGCGAGCGTGCCATCGTCGAGCTTCACGAACGACCATGGCTGTGCGGTCTTGCCCGTAAGCACCTGCTGCCAAAGCTGAATCCCAATTTGCCGCGTGTTCGGATCACGAACCATTGCGGCAATCTGCTCGTTGCTGATGTTCAGGCGGGATGCAGGCTGCGCAGCGGCGATCACGGACGGCCCAGCCGGCGCGGTAGGCTGCGAGGCTGCGACCTGTGTCGGTGCGGGCTGCTGGACTGCCGGCTGTGACGGAATCTGCGGTGCGACCTGGCCCGGCAAAGCGTCTGCCCGCGGAGTGTTGTCGCCAAGCTGGCCAACAACAGGTGCCAGACGAGCCTGATCCGCCGCGCGCTGTGCATCGGTCTTCGGTGCATACGGCGTGTTGTCGCCAAGCTGCGACGCTGCGACGCTTGGATCAAGGCTGGCGACCTGCTGCGGCATCTGCCGCTGAATTGCCTGTTCGGCTGCCGTGGGCTGCGGCAGCGGTGCATAACCCGTCGCCTGCGCAGATGCAGGCTGCGACGGTGACTGAGGCTGACCGCCGATCGCCGCGGTGATCATGCTGTCGGGATAGAGCCGGCTGGAATTGCCGTGCTCCTGCATCATCAGGCCACGCATGAACTTCGCCGCTTGCGTCGGATCGTTGAAATTGATGTCCTGGTTGGGCGCCAGACCAGCGTAGCGGGCGACATTGGCCGCCGCCTCGTGATTGCCGGGGGTCCAGCCGCCATTCCCGGCGATGATTTGATCTGCCGTCACCTTGCCGCCATTGTACTTCTTCAGCAGCAAGGAATGCATCGCTGCCATGCCAGCTTCCGGCGTGGCAAAAACAGCCTGCGGATCGCCCTGATCGGTGTTCTGCGATGGACCAACGAGACCCGGAATATCCTGACCGACGAACTTGATGTTGCCGGGATTGTTGTTCCGCATCCCGGCCGGTAGCGTCGATCGGCGGCTCGGGTCGGACAGATAGCCGTTCAAAGAGGTTGCATCCGGGGACGCGGAGACACCGAAACCGGGGACGGGTGCCTTTGCGGGCGCGGGATTGGTCGCTGCCACCTGCTGCTGTGCTGCCGGCGCAGGGATGCTGGTTTGAGCACTGCCCTGGCCGAATAGACGCTGAAGGAAATTCGGCTGCTGTGCTGGCGCAGGCTGACCGAGAATGGCTGGAACGACGTTCTGCTCGAACGACTTGTTCTGTGCCGCCTTGTCGATCGCATCCCCGAGCGCGTTCTGAAGGCCGCCAAGCCACGAGGTATCGACCTTCGGCAGCGGATCGATCGGGATGTAGAGGCTCTTGAGATTTGCGACCATCAGAACAGGCCTCCGCTCAATGCCTTGGTGCCAAGGCTGAGGCCGCCACCGAGCAGACTGCCGAGGAAGCTGTCCTTTGCCGCCTGCTGCTGGTCCTGGATCTGGCCCGTCTGCGTGTTGATGCCCATCTTGCCCTGCGTGACGGTGTTTTCGAGCCCGAGGCGATTGTCAGTGCCGGTCTGGTAGAGACCAGCGAGCGAGGTGTCGCCGGCCTGCTGCCCGCTGGCTGCCGTGAGCCCCTGCCCCTGCAATCCATTGAGCCGATCGAGCCAGGAATTATACTCCTGATCAGCCGTCCCTTGCCCGAACTGCGTCAGCGCTGTCAGCGTATTGCCGCTATTCAGCATGCCGGCGGCAGACGCGCCGCGAAGTGCAGCCTGCGTTCCCTGATCAACCGCGAAATTATATCCGGGCGATGTGTGGAAGGCGTCCGTCGCTCGGGCGTTGCCGTCGGCGCCGTTTAGGCCAAGTGCATCCGAATAGGTGCCGAGAGCGTTCGTGCCCGTGTCGAGGTACGGCTGATAGCCCGCGATCCCGGCGTTGATGGCGTCGGCGCTCTTGCCCTCGCCCGTATCGATGATGGTGTTGCCGGTCGTGTCGAAGCTGTTCAGCAGCCCGGTATTCTGCTTCAGAGCCTTCAGCGTGTTGTTGCCGACATCACTGCCCGACAGGCTGCTCAAAAATCCCATTCAAAGGCCTCCTGCTGTCAGCCGGCGCTCTGCATCACGCATGTGATTGTCGAGCTGGCGCAAATATTGGTACCAGGGCACGGTGATGAGCCCGGTCTTCGGATCGACGACCGGCGCTTTCGGGTCCGGCAACGGCGGAAGAGATTGGACGTTCGAAGCCATCAGTGCGCCAGAGCCCCGCCATCCATCGAACCGGACAAGATCGCTGCATAGACAGGGTCGGCAATGTCGATCTTCCACACCCGTCCTGTCGGACCCGCCAAGCCGGTGCGGTTGACGGTGATGCGCATGCGATGGTTTGCCAGCCGCCCGAGAGAGCGCTGGACCGGCGTGCCGAAAGAATAGCCGCCGTCGTTCGACCACGAGATCAGGCAGCGCGGGTCCATCTCGATCGGGTCTTTGCCGGTCACAAGGCCCTGACCGACGATCAGGTCGAAATCTGCCCGCGGAATGCTGGTCCGATTGGGAAATGCCGCCGAAGGAAGGGAAATGACCGTCTGCATAAACTGATCGTCGCCCTCATAGGCGTAGTTGGGATCAAGCAGCCAGATATCGCCCGTGGTTCTGTCTCCAATCACCCAGCCGCCGAAGGCCTGAGCAGAGCAGACACCGCGCCAGTGGTCATCGAGATAGCTCTGGCGCTCATGCCAGAAGCCGGTGGCGAGTTCGTAGGTCCACGAGAAGTTAGGCCCGGAGACCGTCGCCCATTTGTGACCACCCGTGACAGCAACCGTGACATCAAGCAGCGTCTTGTCGCTGACTGCCTCGATCAGCCGATCGAGATCCGGCGTCGAAATCTTGGTGGGCTGATAGCCGCCGTCGAGGCGATAGACCGCATTATCATCGCCAACCCAAATCAGGCTCGGGAAGCCGTTCTCATTGCCAGCAATGGCGAACGTCGAAGCAAGACCGATCGGCGTGACAGATGATCGAGAAAAGGGCGAGCCCGTTGCGTTCCCGGCGTTCTGCCAGAACTCGAATGCATTCGGTCCGCACAGGATAAGCTGCTCGCCAAAGCAGATGGCGCGATAGATGCCACCCGGATGGCTTTCCGCCTTACCGAAGTCCAGTGCCGATATGGTGGTGTCGTTGATGGCCGAGACGAAGAACCGGCCGTCACGAAGACCAAACACGAAATACCCGTCAAGGAAGTCCACGGACTCGGCCTGTGGCAGATCGGCGTCGTTCAAGCTGGTTGGCGCGCTGGCCTGGTGAATGACGTAGGTGTCATTTTCTGTCGTGCAGAGAATATCCGGCGTTGGGGCCTTGTTGTTCCTGGCAAAGGTGACGCGCTTCGTTCCTGGCAGCGAGCCGAGCGTCGTGACGGTGAAATTCGACCCGGATTGATTGACGCGAACGAGCTCGTTGGCAAACGCCACGTACAGATCACCGTTGAAGTAATGATATCCGCGGCAACCCACAAAGCCGGCAGTCGCCAATCTGCGAAGACCAGGCGCGCGCCGACGTGCAAACTGTGCGCGCGCCCCCGCATCGAGCGGCTCGGCATAGCAATTGATCAGCCGGCCGGAACCTTCGCCCGGACGCGCACCCGGCGCCGTGCTGGTTGGAAAGACGATCGCGACCATTCAGAAATAATCCACCGCAAGCGTGGTGCCGGAGACGTAGGTTGAATTCCTCATCTCGCGCAAAGTGGCCTCGGCAGCGAGCCTAGATGCATCGTTGCGAGCCTGACCGAACTTCGGGGCAGCTTCGTTTGCAAGGATCGTGGCAAGCGGTCCCTGATACTCGTCATCGAACTGGCTGTTATCGTCGGCATAGAAGATGCCGCGCCGGTTCAACTCCGCAAGCTTACCATCGAGGATGTTGTCGATTTCCAGCATGTCCTCTGGCGAGGGAGACTGCCCTGCGCCACCATCAGCCTGCAGGAGCTTGAGGGCCGCAACTACGAGATCGTCACGCAATACCGTCATGATGCAGCCCTCCTCGTCACTTCACGTATTCGGCCTTGTCCTCGTCGGACAGGGCGTTGAATGCGTCTGCGTCTTCCTTCGACAGGCCGGCCTTGACGATGGCGTCGCCCTGCAAGACGGCGAAGGTGCCGTCAGGCTGCTCAGAGGCAGTCAGCGGTTCGTTCTGCTTCGGCGCCGGGGCCTTGGGAGCGGGAACCGGTGCAGGCTCCTTGTCCAAAACCTCGAAGAACGGATTGCCGCGGAGAACGGCAATCACGCTCGGATCGGTGACCTCGGTCGGCCGCTTGGCATTGAACTTGTGATTGAGCGTTTCCGTCTCATCAGGCGTTCCAGCCTCGGGGATATATTTGACCTTGACCATATCGCCCTCCTCAGTTGGCCGGGATGAAGGCGAGGAGCGCTTCAGCGTCGCCGGTCGTGCCGGCGGTGCCCGTGACATCGAGCGTGACGATGATGTCGGTATCGACGGTCACCTTATGGCCCACCGCAACGCCCATCGCGACGAAGCCAAGCGCCGTGAGCGACAGGTTCAGACCGTACTTCGATGCACCGGAGGCGTCACCGATCTGGACGCGGTTGTTGGTGCCAAAGTTGAACACCGTCTGCACGTCCACGCCAGACAAGGCCGACAGGATGATAGACCCGGCCGGAATACGGAACTTGGTGGTCAGGACACCATCGGAGAACTGCAGGCGCTTGCGGAAATACTGGACGTTCTGATAGCCGGCATCGCGCGCCGGGATCTGGTTATTGAGACCGACCATTGTCGTCTCCTTTCATGTTCAAGGAAGGAAAAGGGGCGGTCGAATGCCGCCCCATCGCTCATCAGGCGTCCTGCGCGGCCGCAACGAAGTGGGTAACGACGCCCCACTGCTTCAGCGCGGTACCGTCCATCGGATGCTTCTTGAAGAACTTGGCGACGCCATAGGCCATCTCGACACCGACGCCGGTGATGAAGCCGTAGTCCGTCTCGGTGCGTTCGGTGTTCTTCGCCATCTGGCCCCAGGCGAGGACCGCAGCCTGCTGGCCGCAAAGGAATCCGGGTTCGATGCGGATACCGGTGTTGCCGGCGGTCTGGAGGCTGGTCCAAACGGTATCGACGAACGCCGAGATTTCCGGAACCTTGCGGATGATGACGCCGCTATAGAGCAGATCGCCCGGCTGAAAGATCGGGTTCTTGCTCATGCCGTTGCCCTCACGGGCGCGAGCGTCCTTGTTGGCGGCGAAAATGGTCGCGTCGTTCTCCAGATCGCGGAACTCGTTCGATCCGGCGAAGTAGACGTACCATTCGTAACCGTCCTCGGTCTTGAACGGGGTGATCTTCGGCACGGACGTTTCCGCCATGCGCTTCGCCATGGTGATCGAAGCCGCGGAGCCCTTGCCGGCTGCGCTGGTGATGTTCGCCAGGGCGGTTGCGTGGGTGGCGTTGTAGTTGCCGCGAGCGCCGCCATAGAGAATGCGGTCGGAATTGTCCGCGTTCCAGGTATTGCGCTGGGCCGCCGTGGCGTTCTCGTACACAATGCCGTTGACCGTCTGGCCGTCATCGGAACCGAGGCCCGAAGGCGCCGCTTCGAGCGGAAGAGACATAAACGCGGCAATCACATCGTCGCGCTGACGCTCCTTGCCCCAATCGGACAGCAGCGGCTTTGCCTCACCGAAGACGTTGGCAGAATCCTTCTGCTTTTCGCTCTTTTTCACGGTGACAGCGTTACGAGCCCAGTCGATCCAGACACGCATGCCGTAGTTGTCGATCTTGTCTTCATTGCCGACAAGCGTGCCCGAACCCTTCCCCTTGCCACGAAGCTTCGTGACGATCGGGATGTTCATCTGCTCGCCGCCGTCTTTAAGCTCCTGCTTGATGCGGATGATGGCGGTGAGCGCGGTGCCCATGTACGGAGAGAAGAGATTTTCGCGGACGAACTCGCGATTGATCTCCCTCACGTACTGAACGAGTTTATTGTTGTCCTGTACCGTTGTGACGGCCATGGCCTATGTCCTTTCTAGCCGGGCGCCGCGCTTTGCGGTCACCGCTGGGTGGCGAAACTGAACAGCGCACCATCGCTCATGTCGTTGTCGGGGGCTTGGTTGCCGCCGGACGGCATGCGACTGAGGGACGGGGCAAAGTTCGTGATGGGCTTGCCGTTATTCTGGATGGATGGAGCGCCCGAGCGGATGCGCTCAAGGATTTCGGCCTGCTTGGCCGGATCGGTGAGCAACTGTTCGAGCTTTGACTGAAACCACTTCTCCGGATCGTCGCCGACGGTCGTCATGGCCTGCTGGCGCTGATGCCACTTGACCAGGTTGTCGAAGGGATTGCCGGATGCGGTGATCTGCTGATGCAACAGCTTCCCGTTCATGGGATTTGCAGCGACCATGGCTTCGGCCGCCTTCTTTGCGGCTTCGACCTTGTCAGCACCATGGAGAGCGGTTGCCCGCGACTCCCAAAGCTCTTCCCGCATTTGCTGGATTTCGCTCTGGAACGGCGAGAGCTGCTCCCTCAGGAAAGCATCCGGATCGTCCCACAGGGCGACGGGCTGCTTTTCCTGCTGATGCTGCTGTTGTGGCTGGCGCTGTGCCGTGACCATGCCGCGGAGTTCCGCGATTTCGCGACGAAGTGCCTCGGCATTTGCCTCAGCTTCACGCCGTTTCTCGCGTTCGTCCTGCACGGCCCTGACCGGGACGCCTCCAGCCTGCCCCGAAGGATCAGGCTGACCGGTCGTCGTTTCCGGCTGCTGTGCGGTGGGCTGCTGCTCCTGCTGGGTCTGGATGAACCGGCCCTGCTCATCACGAGCGCGGCCAGTATCCGCCGGAGCCGGCTGGTTTTCCTGCTGTTGCTGTGCTGCTGCTGGCGTCTCCAAGGAAGCGTCAGACAACAGCTCATCCAATTCCGAATTAACGGCCATTTTATTCTCCAATGCGTGAAGCGCCCATGAGCCTGGCGGCGGCTGATCGCCCGTCTAGTCGGCGGCACTCTGCTGGTTACGGACCAGCGGCCGGATCGCCCTTAAAGATGGCGGCTCTTATGTGAGGTTCTGCTGGGACTGTTGCCGTGTCCGTGCCGCCTCGTTGGCAGCCTGGACCGGCTTCAGCGCGGCCTCGACATTCGACTTGCGAGCATCGGCAAAGGTTTTCGCCGTGTTCGCGTTAACATTGCGGATGTCCGCAACTGCCTTCGCGACATCGAGATCGGTTGGGCCGCCCGGCTGAGGTTTCGGCGTGCCGGCGTCGGCTATCGCCTTCTGAGCCTGTGCCCGCTTGAGCACAGCTGCGGAATTCGTCTCGTCGAGCTGCGCGGCCAAGAGCGCCTGCTTCTGCGGATCTTGCTGTTGCGCCTGCTTCGCCTGCTGCAACATGCCGAGAACGCGTTGCTTGACAGAGCTTTGCAACGAAGACAGCTCGATCATCACCTCTGCCGGGATCTGTTGACCGCTGCGTGCCATGATCGTCAGCGTATCGTAGGCATCGGCCTGCATGTTGATCTCGTCCGGGCCTTCGTCGACAATGATATCGACGTCGAGCGCACCGATGGAATTCGATATGACCGGCTGGCCGGTACGCTGATCAATCGTCAGTTGGTTGATCGCGAAGAACTGAGCGAGCTTCTGGTCATCGGTGACTCGAATCCAGCGCTCTGAAGTCCAGTGCTCCTTCACCGCGCACCAGACAGCGCGATAGACCCGGATCTTCCAGCCTCGAAACGCGAGCGTGTACGGGCCAAGCTCGGCGATGCCGGACTGCTGCTGAAGCTGGATCGCGCGGCCGGACATGTCCTGCACGCCCTGTCCGATCAGCGCGGGGTTGAAGCCGTAGTTCTCGATTTCGTTCTTGGCATCCTCAAGGAACGCCATCTGGCCCTGCAGCTCTTGTCCTCGGGCATTGTCGTCGAACTGCGGCGGCGTGGTACCGGGCGCGATCTCGATCACACCATCGGGTCGAGCCGCTTCCTTACGAACCTGCTCCACGTCGGCGACAGATCCCTGCTCAATGATGACGCGGCGGCTATTGAGCGTATGCAGTGCCTTCGACCGGCGCTGATTGATCTCGTCCTGGCTGGACTTCATGTTGCGCACGAAGCCGTAGCGGTCGCCGTCCTGGTCGATGTTGGCCGAGTACATGATGTACTTGCAGATCGTGCGCTTCTTCTCGTCCTTCACATAGGACAAGCCCTCGGCCAGGATGATCGAGCCGGTGTAGATGCACCAGTACCAGTCGCCATTCTTGATGTACCAGTGATCGACGATGCGGATGCGGCGATTGTTCTCCGTCCCGTTGATCCAGACACGGTCACTATCCGGATTGCTGCTCAAATCGTTGCCGGTCTCGACAGAGGCGCGAAGATCCTCCTCGCGATCGGGGAACATCTCGATTGCCGCTTCCAGATCCGCCCATTTGGCGGAACCCATATAGCGTGCGTCAGAAAAGTCGGGCTTGAGCGAACGAGGATCATAGAAGAAGCCCGATGGGTCGACGACCTCGAGGCCGATCTCCGGGTCTCCCATGTCGCCCTTCTCGATGATCAGCTCGACGCCGCCAATACCGTCCACGGCGCCATTCTGGCCGCAGATCGGGGACTTGCTGGTCCAGTCCTGCTCATCGCACACGTACCGCAGCACTGCAGTGGCGATCTCCGCACCCTCATCGTGCTGAGGTGTCCGCGGATAGGCACGCGGGTCGGTCTTCATCTTTTCGAGGAAGCCGATCAGCGCATTGATCTTGCGGGATATGCGATTGTAGGTGACGACAGGCTGCCGGCGCTGGTTCAGCGTCTTGATCTGCTTGTCGGTATACTGCGAGCCGTGATGATAACGGCGCGCCTCCTTCTGCTCCTTGATCTCGGCATCCTTAATGCTGAGGTATTCGGTGAACTGGCGCTTGAGCCTGGCATGGTCCGCAATCTGCTGCGAACCCTGAACGGCAGCCGTGCTCGGGCCGGGAACAGGTCCATTGCCGACAGAATATCCGGTCTGATTCATCAGTAGCTCACCCAATCGCCGGCTTCGGCGCTGCTCTGGCGCGGTTTGTAATCGCTGCGCTTCTTCGGCGATTCGACTTCGCGGACCTGGACCATTGGTCTGGACATGCAGCCATATCGCGCCTCGTCGGCTACGTGGTCTTCGGCGTCCGTATCCAGATCTTCCGGCCTGTCTCGATCGTGCTGCAACAACGGAACCGTTCGAATGAAGTCGGTGCAGGTGGAGAACACGAACAAGCCGGGCCGTTCGCCGTCTCCCTTCAGCCGTGCACGCATCTGGTCCCAGCCGCCCATGGCGCCGCGCTGCGAGACGCGGGCATTATCCGCTGGCTTGAACATCACCTTGAACTTCGTCTCCCGCATCATGCGGCTGGCGATCGACGGGCCTCCGTCTTCCGCGAATGCTGCAGGATCGAGCACGCCGTACGAAATCTTCTCCGACGGCGGCTCGATCATCTTTTTCGTATCCGGGTCGAACTTGGCGCCCTCGCGCTCCGCTATTCCGCGCCCGACCTCTTCAGCCGTCAGCTTCAGGCCGACGTTGGTCTCCCCGGCCTTGCATCCGTACCATTCGCGGTAACGCACGATCGCACCGCGCGGAATGATGCCGGCAGGTGTCACATAATCGTCAGTCGCGATAGCCCACCAGCCGACGCTGAACGGCCTGGCCGAACCCCAGTCCATCGATCGGAAGCGAGACCAGTCGTCCGGGATGGTGAAGGGGCGAACTACATGTTTGCTGCTATCCCAGCAGTCGAAGAAAGCACCCTCGATCGCGTTCCAGTCACCTGACAACCAAGCCTGAACGAGCTGATCGGAACCGACCAGGTACAGGTTATTGATATAGTCAGGGTCGTTTGCCAGAAGGAGCTTGTTGTCCTCGATCCGGCTCGGGATAAAGATGTACCTATGTTCCTTCCCGTTCGGGAGCACTCTGACGAGCGGCTTCATGCCAAGGGGGCTCGGATCGATATACCGCTTCTTGATCCAGTTCTGCCCAGCGCCACCGGGGTTGCCCGTCAACAGAAGCTGGGTCGGGACACCCTTGGCAGAACGCAGCACGGCAAACAGACGATCGATCGGCTTGCTGTCCGGATAGAGACCCGCTTCCTCGACACAGGCGTCGCTGACGTTCTGGCCTTGATACTTGTCAGCGTCCTGGACCCGCTCAAGCGGGCGAAAGCGAAGGCGGCCGCCACCAGGGAACACCCATGTCTTCTTCTGGTCGTTCCAGTCGGCGCCAATCTTCGCGTATATTTCCTTGCTTCGCTCGATCGCGTCATCGAGCATTGGCAATTCACGCCGGCAGAACAAGGCATTGAAGCCAGAGCCATACATCGACGCCTTGATGGCATATTTGCCCAGAACGCCATCGGTCTTGCCGCCGCCGCGGGCGCCACCGAAGAACACCTCGCGGAACGGGCACTCGACGAGCGCGAGTTGCGGACCGTCCTGAGGCGCCCATGCGAGGCTACTCGTCAGCCCCATGGTTCTTCAACCACTCTTCCTCTGACATCGGCTTGGCACTGACGACATAATCGACCTTGCCGTTAAGATCGATATCGAGCTTGTCGCCGTAGACCTTCGGACGGAGCTTGCCGGCCATCCACTTGCGCGCATCGATCTGCAGTTTGCGATGCTCGATCATATCGCCAGTCGTCGTTTCGATGTTGCCGTCCTTGTCGACCTTCGTCTTCTCACCGAGCATCGGCGTGTCGGCGATATCGAGGATGTCGTCGAAGATCGCGTCTGCCTGAGCTTCGCGGGCGCGCGCATACTGGTCCCGAAAGTCGTCGTACGCGGACAGCCATCGGAACACCGTCGACTTCGAAGGCATGCCATCCATGGCGCAGATCGAGCGAAGGCTCTTCTCCCCATCGGATAGGAGCTCGCAAATCTTGTCTGCGATCTCGACGCTGTACTCTACAGGTCTTCCTGTCATTTCGTATCCGGTTAGGTTGGATTGCCGGCTTGCCCTTGAGATCGATGCCATTCTTGGCACCTAGGACAGCGTTGCGTTTATCACCCAATTGAGTGACTATCGCGCCAGATGTTTTGGCGGTCTCGCCACTCAACCTTTAGGAGCGAAAGATGAGAACGAATTGGACCATTACGACTTCAACGGGCGACCGTGCATTCGCCAAGGCCAAAGATGCAGCTGACTTCATCAACGCGAATATGGGCAAAGGCGAACAGCTCGAAGTAAATGCGCCTATTCAGCTGAGCGCCGTAGATTTGAGATATTTCGAAGCGCAGCACATGGAAGCGACGTTCAATCACGATCTCAACTTGGTTGAACTCCTGTAGCAACCTCGGCTTGCCCACTTCGCGCCGTTTCATGAAGGGCTGACAGACCCCGGCGGCAATGCGCTAATTTGGGGGACCGGCATGGGCACGGCATACTAAGGCGTACGAGAATACCCACAATGCATTAATCGCGCTGTGGTTGAGAAAATGTTAGGGTTGGCGTGTGCAATTCCGCACGCTGAGGATCGGAAGATGGCCACACCCCCAGAAGTTCGAGTCGACTACCCAACAGATGAAGTACTTAAGCCAATCCCCGTTGATCTAAGACGAGAACTGTTGCTGTCGATCACCGCGGTAGACGATCAGATGGACGTGTCGATCGGTGGTCAGCACGTCGGAACCGAGTACATCGGCGCGTCTAAAGTGATCAGCCTAAGTGACTTCATAACCAAGAACCGCGATAAACTACCTGCAGAGATGGACCTTCAGATCGTCAGCACCGACTATGGTCCGCAAGGTGATAACTGGTGGACGTGTGGCTTTTTCGTTTTCTATCGCGACGAAGCCAACGCAATTCTGGACCATCAGAACTGGACCTATCAGAGGTTTGGTCAACACGACAAACACGCATCCGTGACATACACGATGGCGTTAAAAGTGTGAGTTTGGGGCGCCGTCATGGGCGCCCTTACCGCATGCTGTCGGAAATCAAAGGGACCTTAGACAGACGCGATCGCCGAAAAACAGAGCGAGCGTTCCGTAGGCGCGCAAATCACCAACTGTATCACGAGAAATAGCAGATAATGCCAACTTTGCCAAGCATTTTGCAGTGAAAAACACCAACATGTTGCGTCGCACTAGTGGATATCACGTGTTGGCAGCGATCCAGGCATCGGTTACCGCCGTCTCGTACCGCTTCCGCGCCGTCTCGTCGCTGCGGCCGATCTTCTTGCCGATGAGCCCGAACGACACGTCGAAGGATCGCCACCACAGGATTCGCCATGCGGCGCGATCGAGGTGCCGCACCCAGGATAGTGCCGTCAGATAGTCCGAGACATCTGCCGGCGTCGGCCGGAAGCGCGGCTGAACATCATCCTCCGGATCGTAGGCGTCGATGTACTCTCGGATGTAATCCGGCGATGAGGATTTCATGACGAAGAACCGGCGCTCCTTGTCAGGCATGGCGCGCAACGTCTTCATCGCGGTCATCAGGCGATCCTCAATATCGGAGCGAGGGATCCTCACCTTGGATGGCCCAATGCGCGGCGCCGGCCGACGCACGGGCTGGGCATGAAGGCGGATGTGATTGTGCACGCGGCGTGGACCATCCTCCGGCAGAATTGCCCGTCCAGGCCCTCGTGGTGCTGGCTTCTTCTCACGTGCTTTGCGGATCTTAGGCAACGGCGGCTTCCCTGATGATGACTGTCCGGTGAGTACGAAACGAGCGCTTGAATTTTGTCCGGTGCCAGATCTCACGAGCTGGCAGGATGTCACTGGCGCCTGGCGCAATTCGCGCGGCCGTCATGTTCGCGCCATCCATCGTCGGGAAAACCATATCCGCATAGGCCTTCTGTCCTCCAGTGCGGCTGTCGTGCACGACAATCGCCCAACCGTCGCGATAGGCGCCGCTGGTAGGATTGGGGTTCTGGTGCCAGGGCCAATTGTCGTCCAGAATGTTTATCTTCATTTCAAGCCCTTAGCCCTTTTCTTGATTATACTGCGACGCTCAGGCGTAAGCCGCACGTAAGACGGCCGCCAGTTGATCGGGTTTGCGCGGTAGAGGACTTGTCGAGGGGGATCGATCTGGTGCCAAATGCCTTCCCCATCGAGGAAGAACTGAAGACCCTCGGTCGGGTAATGTCCCGCGATGTCGTCGAAAAGCAAATCGCAAATGAGGCCGGTACCTTTCGGCGCCGAGTTCATTGGCCGCCAAGGGTTTTCCCGATCGTGCGCTTCACGCTCCTGTCGTTCCTTGATCGTCATTTCGCCCTTCTCTTGCTGGGGATGTTGGCTTCGCTGATGCTGCCTTGCTTTTCGGCCAAGTATGTTGCCGGGTCTATTCTCCGAACCTCGGAGGCGGCGCCGAACGTCCCGAGCTTATGATCGCGGTAGGCGCGTTCGCCGACCGGGTCGAACTTTTTCGCCGCAACTGCCCTCACCCAGCCCGGAGCCTTTGCCGCGGCCTTCTGCATCTGGCGTTCCTGCTTCGCTGCTAGTCTCTTCTGGCGCTTGTTTTGCTTTGCTGGCTGCTCGGGCTTGCCCCACAGGACCTGTTTGTTGTTGCGCTTGCGCGGCAGGACAGCCGCGTCGCTATCGAGCCGATCGAGCGCCTTCCATGCGGCTGCGTTGGTCTCAAACGGACCTTCGACAAGTTTGCCAGTAGCATTGACGATCTCGTATTGGCCGTCATGGTTGCGAGTGATGTTTAGGATGATCATGCCGCTACCTCAGACGGCACGGTCCTTGCAGGGTTATTAAAGTCATAATCATGTGAGGGCTTACCGTAATGAATCGGCACACTTCGCATCACTTTCCTGCCCTTCGGCTCGTCATGAATGGCCGAGAAAAATACAGGGTCGTCAGAACGGTCAGGGACGCGGCAGAGGCGCTTATCAGCGACTGGCCATCCCATGATGGCGAGCAGTACATCATCGCTGTTCGGGCTTGCCTGGATGCGTATTACGACGTCATTCCGGCGACCGAAGTCAGAGAGGCGCTCATACGGGCAGCTAACGAGGAGCATATCGGGCATATTTCCGTGGTGTGTTGAGATCATGCTGCCCCCTTTCGAGGAAGGTTGATCGGTTCTTTGCAGGGATGTTGAGGTTTCGGCCAAAAGCGCCGGCACCAAATCCGCAGCGCGATCCGGTCGATGACGTCGATCACCTGGGCGCTAGGCCGTTCGTCAGCCCATTTCAGCAGATCGAGCTGTTCAGGCTGCTCCATTGCCGCCTCCGAAGTTGGAAGTCAGAAACGCGGGGCTGAGTTCGCCTGCCATCAGCATTTTACGAAGAGCGTTCAGGATTGCCGGATTTGTCGTGTTGACGTGCGAGAGGATATCCGCTGCCTCGTTGTCATTCTCTGGGATGTCGAATGGTCTTGTCGGGTCATCGTCCGAGGCTGCAGCATAGGGGTTACGTTCTACACTCATGCCCCATGGAGATTCCTCTCTTCCCTCAGAGCAAGAGTCTCTACGGTATTGGTCTACGGTATTGGGTAACGTTTCGTTCCCCGCGGGGGTAACGTTTCGTTCCCTTAAGTCGATTTGCGGGGGTATCGTTTCTTTCCCCCCTGAACGCTTTCGCTCACGTCTCTTCCTGTCTCGCTGTTCCAGCAGGAGGCTTTCCCGTGCGATCCGTAGGTGATCATCGATGAGCTGCTTGCGACCATTGACGAGTCGGTACATGACCGCGCCGCCCTCGGTAGTGTATTGCGCTTTCATGTAGCCAAGACGTGTCAAAGTCTCCTTGGCTCTGCGGATTGCGGGCTTGCTCAGTCCGGTGCGCAGCATTAGTTCCGGCAGTGCACAGAAGGCATTCGGGTCGTTCTTGGAGGCAAAATTCAGATACGCCCTGATGACAGCGAGACAGCCGCCCTTAGCCTGTGGGTCAGCTTGGACAGTGTCAGCGAAGTCAAACTTCCATGTTGCGTTGCTGGTATCTTTGGTTACCACCTGGTCCATGCGCCACCTCAGAACGGAACATGGTCGTTGAGGTCGGGTAACTGCTCCTGACGTGCGCCGGCCGATTGCTTCCGACTACCCCCATGAGGGCGAACTGTGCGGCTGGACACGAGAGAGTCGGCGATAATTTGAAGCTGTTCGTGCTTCGTGCCGTCAGCTCCGGTCCATGTGCTGCGCTGGACGCGGCCAGAGGCGCTGACCATGTCGCCCTTCTGAAGGCGGAGAAGGTCATCGGCGGTGCGACCGAAAGCAAGAATGTTGACCCAAAGCGGCGGTGCCTCCTGTTCCGCGATGACAACAGCCATTGAAGCGGCGGCCATCGATTTTCCAGATTGAGTGGTGATCGACTTTGGATCTTGGCCGAGGCGGCCATAGGCAGCAGCTGTCATCATGCTGAACCCGCCTTCCCTCCGATATTTGCTTTCAATCCTAGTCGTTCAGCAAGCGGGGCAACCGGCACCACAATCCTGCCTCCAACCTTGATGGTTTGAAAGTCCCCCCTCTTCGCGGCGTCATAGGCAGCATTTCGAGCAAGGCCAAAGAACAACGCCCCCGCATCCGGAACAGGGATCGTTGGTCGAGAAAGAGCCTCTTCCAATGTCATTTGTTCACTCTCCATTCATGACAAAATTACACACAAAACTCCTTTATCCCTTTTAAGTTTGACCGACAACGTTTCGTGTGTATTTTTGGCATGAAATGTGGAGTTATCCCCAAATGGCACGACCAAAACTTGGCGAGAGCGAAAGCAAACGCTTGCAAATGGTCATCACGGAAGATGAGCTTAAAGACATTGAGGATTGGCAGCACGACAACCGGGTGCCGTCGAAGTCAGACGCGATTCGACGTTTAGTACAGATTGGTCTCAGAGCCGTAAGAGCGCTGCCGACCATCACAAAGGATGTTGCTGAGGTACTGGATATGGCGTCGGCGGCTATTGATATCCCGGAAGAAGTTGTCGCTAATATTTTGGATGAAGGGGATAGACACCTAATTGATCACGAAATAGCGCATAAACTGTTCGATGCAGTGAACTTCACCTTTAATAGACAGATCGAAGCACAGGACAACCTGTTTCATTTGCTTGTGGAGATCGCGCAACTGGCAAACAATCAGCGTTTTTCCGAAGCTGTGCGACTAGCAGACGAGGAAGCGAGATCTCCAGTGCCTAATGAGGCCGTCTTGAAGGCAATTGGAGCCTCAAGAGAGGTCCAGATAAAATACTGGCGGAAAAGAAGGCAAGAAATCCAAGCGAAGCGGAGGATGCGAGAATGAAGGGTCACGTCCGAGAACGATCGCCTGGAAAATGGGCCATAGTGCTAGATGTTCCGGATCCCGAGACAGGAAAGCGCCGCCGCAAATGGCATACCTTCCACGGTACCAAGCGACAGGCGGAGACCGAATGCGCACGGCTGATCGCCGAGCTGGATGGCGGGAGCTACATCGAGCCATCGAAAACCACGGTTCGCGAATTTCTCGTCGAGTGGCTTAAACACGAAAAGTCCAACGTCTCGCCTAAGACGCACCAGCGCTATGAAGAACTGATGCTGAAAAACGTGGCACCGATCCTCGGATCGGTCACGATGAACAAGCTCACGGCGGCTCGCATAGATGGGACATGGGCCAAGCTGCTCGAAGATGGCCGGCGAGACGGAAAAGGCGGCCTGTCTCCTCGAACCGTGCACCATTGCCGACGCGTCCTGCTTGCTGCGATGGAACAGGCCGTCACATGGGATCTGCTCAAAAAGAATCCCGTTGCAGCGACACGACCGCCTAAGGTCGAGAAAAAGGCGATGAAGGCATTCACTGCGGCCCAGACGGCCGAACTCTTCGAAGCCTTCCGCACTACCCGAATGTTCATCCCAGCCATCCTGGCAATCATGTGCGGCTTGCGGCGCGGCGAAATCGCTGCGCTCCGCTGGGGCAATGTCGATCTCGGAAGCAATGGCGAGCGCAGCATATCGGTCGTACAAAGCGCCGAGTACACCAAGGAAGGCGTCCGCTATAAGGAAACTAAGAACAGCCGCGCGAGAACCGTGGCCCTATCTGCTACCGTCGTTGAGGAATTGAACCGCCACAGAATCGCCCAGGCTCAAGAACAGTTGCGGCTAGGAATGCGCCCTGACGACGATTCGTTTGTCGTTGCGCAGGTTGACGGGAGCCCCCTCGTCCCCATTTCGCTTACACACGAGTGGTCGCGATTGCTGGCGAAGACGAGTTTACCGAAAATCCGCTTCCACGATCTGCGGCATTCGCACGCAACGCAAATGCTTGCCGCCGGCGTTCACCCGAAAATTGCTAGCGAGCGCCTCGGCCATTCGACGATCGCAATCACGCTCGATCTTTATTCGCACGTCATGCCTGGAATGCAGGCAAATGCGGCAGAGCAAGTTGACGCGGCCATCAAAGCTGCTAAAAAGCCAGCCGTCGAATGA